TCTTGAACGACAGATACGAGAATTAGGTGACGCTCAACATAGGAAGACAAATGTTAAAGCTTCCATGTCTGATTGGTTCATGCAAGATACTAGTAAAGGGTTTCAGTGGGTGTGTAATCGTGCAATGGAGTTGGCTGCGGAGAATAATCCACACCAACTCGACATGATTCCGTATGATTGTTGGGGAGCAATCTACAAAGAGGGTGATTACACAATCATGCACAATCACTGGCCACACCTTTGGAGTTTTGTTTACTATGTCAACTGTCCAGAGGGGTCTGCTCCTTTAATATTTGATAGGTGTATTCATCCTAGCAAAGGTATCGAAAGAGTGTCTCCAAAGACTGGCCTCATGGTTATGTTTCCTGGCTGGGTTAATCATTCTGTTCCAAAACATATAGGTGAAGACCGTATTGTTGTAGCAGGAAACCTCACAATGAACCCATTTTCTCATCTTCAGACGTTAGAAAACCGTGGATTAGGTCAATGGCGTTCTGTTTATGGTAATAATGGAAATACTAAAAGACTTTAAAGTATAAATATCAGATGAAAAAATATAAAGTCGTAAAAATAGTTCAAGATTATTTGACGTATGAAGAAGCCTGTGACATCCTAGCAAATATGGAAGACGTTGGTGAGAAATATATTGATATTATAGAATACGATTTTGTTAGGCCAGAATATAAACGTATGGGTCGTGATCCAGATATTCATTAAAATGATTGTCTAAATACTCCTATAAGATTGGAGATATTTATGGCAGAATTGAAAAACTACATGGGCAAAGACGGATTTGTCTGGTTTATTGGTGTAGTTGAAGATAGAAATGATCCATTAGAGCTAGGAAGAGTTAGAGTTCGCTGTTTGGGGCACCACACAGACGATCTTTCTGCTATTCCTACTAGCTCTCTGCCGTGGGCACATGTCATGCATCCAACAACAGACCCAGCCATGCATGGTATGGGTATGACTCCTTCATTTCTTGTAGAAGGGTCATGGGTCTGTGGTTTTTGGAGAGATGTTGGTGACAATCAACAACCTGTTATTATAGGAACACTGCCTGGCATACCAGAAGCTTCTGGTGGGCGTGAAGAAACCTATAGTAAAGGATTCAATGATCCTAGACATAAAAATTCAACTCAAATTAATTCTACTGGCGGTAAAGATTATGCAATGCCATATGGAGATGAAACTTTTAACCCTATTGATAGGTTAGAAGATGTCGGTGGCAAGATAGAAGGTGATATATCAAGTAAAATTCGTCCTGATTATGGTAAAGAGTCTTATGGCCCATATCCACTAGGTGGATTTGTTAATGGTATCGATACCAGCGAAGGAGTTTTTTCAAGGCCATCTGGTCATACATTTGGTGAACCAGATACTAATCGTCTTGCAAGAGGTAGTGATCATGGAGTATTAACCGCAAAGGATAATAATACAACCCAAGACATTTTGCTCGCTAATTCTGACAGTAGTTGGAAAGAACCTCTTACAACTGATACTAATAAAAACAGTCGTCCACGATATGGTTCAAAGTATCCATATAATCATGTATTTGAATCAGAGAGTGGTCATATTAAAGAATATGATGATACGCCTGGTTCTGAGCGTATTCATGAATATCATACTGTTGGAACATTTTATGAAATTGATGCGGATGGAAATAAACAAACAAGAGTGGTGGGTGATAACTACGAAGTGATTGCAGGCTCTAATTACGTTAATATCAAAGGAACTGCAAACCTTACAATCGACTCCAACTGTAACACCTATATTAAAGGTGATTGGAATATTCAAGTTGATGGTAATGTAAATGAAGTTATTGGAGGAACACTTACACAAAGCGTTACAGGTGCTGTGTTAGAAACATATAATTCTTCTCTCAATACAAATATTTCTGGAACAACAGGAATTAAACATACTGATACGGCAACTTATCATTATGTTGGAGATTTCAAAGAGAAAATTGACTCAGACCATTATGTGGATAAAGAGGGTGGTAAAGTTGATCATACACATCCTGTATCTCCAGCAAGAACTAGTGGAACTGATGAAGTAGATGACTTGTAGGTGTATATAGAAATTGGTTAAGTGATTTTTATTCTTTAACATTCGTTATAAATACTAAAAACCACCTTGGAGTAGTAATGGCGACAGTAGAAAAAACATCAAGTTTCAAAGACCTAGATGCTTTAGTAGATTCTGAATCAACAAATGATTCTCTATTTTTTGTTCAAAAATATCGGGACTTGGATTTGTTTTTTACCAAAAGATCACGGGATAAGGATATTAATATTCTTACCAACGTAACTGCTGTTAAGAGATCAGTTCGTAATTTGGTTCTAACAAATTTTTATGAGAAACCTTTTCATCCAGAAATAGGTTGTGGAATTAGAGGACTATTATTTGAGAACGCAAGTCCACTAACTTCTATTGCAATGTCTCAAGCTTGTAAAGATGTAATTATAAGTTATGAACCTAGAGTTAATAATGTTAGTGTTGAGGTTCGTCCAGACTTAGATCGAAACGCATATGATATGACTATAAGATTTACAATTTCAGATGCTCCAACGGAACTTGTTGAACTAAATGTGCTATTGGAGGTATTGTAGTGGCTGATAATCAGAAATTAGAAATATCAGGTTTAGACTTTGATACTGTCAAAGATAACTTGAAGACATATCTTAAAAATCAAGATCAATTTCTTGATTATGATTTTGAGGGGTCTGGAATTAGTGCTTTGCTTGATGTTCTTGCATATAATACACATTACCTTGGTTTCCATGCAAACATGTTGGCTAACGAAATGTTTATTGACAGTGCAGCTTTAAGGTCTAGTGTGGTTTCTCATGCTAATACTTTAGGATATGAAACACGATCTGTTAGAGCTCCAAGAGCAAAAGTTAATGTTTCTCTAAATGACATTACTTTAGCTACAGCAACAATGAATGCTGGTCAAGTGTTTACCACTACAATCGATAATATTGAATATCAATTCGTAACTGTTTCTGACTTTAGTGCTTCTCAAACAGGATCAGGAATTTTGTTTCAAGATATTCCAATTTATGAAGGAACATATATTACTGGAAGATATACAGTTGATAGCTCAAATATTAATCAAAGATTTTTACTAAATTCTAATAAAGCAGACACAACTACACTTTTAGTTCAAGTTCAAAATTCTTCTTCAGATACAACTACAGTTACTTACACTAAAGCTACTGATATTACACAACTAACTGGTAATAGTCCAGTATATTTCTTACAAGAAGTTGAGGGTGGTCAGTTTGAAGTGTATTTTGGTGATGGAGTTGTTAGTAAAAAACCTAGTGATGGTAATATTATTATATTAAGATATGTAGTCACTAATATTGCAGAAGCAAATGGTGCATTTGCTTTCACAAATTCTGGCGCAATTAATACAGTTGTTAATGTAACAACGACAACAACTGAACCTGCGATTGGTGGTGTTATAGCTGAAAGTATTCAATCGATAAAATTATCTGCTCCTTTAGATTACGCATCTCAAGGTCGATGTGTTACAACAAATGACTATAAAGTATTTGTTCAAAAACTATATCCTACTGCTACAGCAATTCAAGTGTTTGGTGGAGAAAATGGTTCATTTGATTCTAGTCTTGGGGTTGTTTCAACACCAGAATATGGTAAGGTATTTATTTCCGTAAGAAATAATCTTGGAACAAACTTAACTCCAGTTGAAAAAAGTGGTTTAGTAAGTCAACTTGGAAAATATACTGTTGCATCAATATCTCCTGTAATAGTTGATCCAGATTTCCTTTACATTTTATTAACATGTGATTTTAAATATGATTCTTCAAAAACTGTTAAAACAAAAGATACTTTGGTTAATGAAGTAGTAAGCGTTATTGCAAATTATAATTCAACAGAATTGGTTAAATTTGATGCTGTATTACGTCATTCTAAATTGTTGCGAGTAATTGATAATACTGACAATTCAATTACAAGCAGTTCAGTTACTCCTAGACTTGCTCAATACTTTTCTCCAAAACTATTGGAAACAAAATCATATAACCTTTATTTAAATAATGCATTATACAATCCTCACATTGGTCACAATTCAGATGATGGTGGTATACTTACCTCAACAGGTTTTTATGTATCTGGAGAATATTCTACATTAGAACAATTTTTTGATGATGACGGAAGCGGAAATCTTAGACTGTATTATTTGACAGGTGCAGTTAGAAACTATACTAATTTAACAGCTGGAACAATTAACTATACTACTGGTTCTATTAATATTAAAAATATTGTTATAACTGCAATTTCTAACGTTGATGGAACAGTTTCCACTCGCATTCGTATTGTTGTTGTTCCAAGATCAAATGATATTGTTTCAGTAAGAAATCAAATATTAGAAATTGATACAATTAACACCAAGGTAACAGGTGCAGTCGATACTATTGCTGTCGGAGATGAAGGAGGTGCTGCTACATTCTCTGCTCCTTCGGCAACAGTAAACGCAACAGGAACGAGTTACTAAATCTATGGCCCCTTTCGATAGTGCATTACCAACAAAAATTTCACCTCTTATAGATGGTCAGGTTCCTGACCATATTCAAGCTGATCATCCTATATTTGTTGAGTTTTTAAAGCAATATTATAAATTTTTAGAATCTGCACAGATAACTATTGATGGAAATATTGATCAAGTTTTATTAGAAACATTAACACCAAGTTTTGTGGTTTTAGATGCAACAGATATATCAGGTTCTAATGGTGCAGATAAAATTGTCTTTGAAAGTGGTAGTGGAACAACTGGAAAATTTGTTGTAGGGGAAACAATCACTGGAACGACAAGTAAAGCTACTGCTAAAATTTTGGTCGATGATAATGAACAGCTGTTTATAACTGCAAACCAAAGATTTATTGAAGGTGAAACTATTACAGGTGGTACAAGTAGTGCTACATCAACTCTAAAAAAATATCGTGCAAACCCTGTACAAAATATTCAACAACTGTTAGAATATGCTAGTCCAGATAATACCGTTGATCATTTCCTTTCAGCGTTTAGAAATTCTTTTATGGAATCAATACCAACTTCTCTTGCAAGTGGAGTATCTAAACGAAATCTAATTAAACAGATTAGAGATATGTACGCAGCAAAGGGAACTTCAGAAGGACACAAACTTTTCTTCAGAGTGTTCCTTGGTCAAGAAGCAATCATTACATATCCAGCAAAGTATATGATGAGACTAAGTGATGGAAATTGGTCTAATCCTCTTGCTATTAGATGTACTTCTGATTCTGGCGGGGCAATTCCAAATGAGATGACTGGTCAAATTGTTACTGGTGCCTCATCTGGAACATCTGCTCAGATTATTTCAGTATCACAGTTTAATCAAGGAACGGATTCTGTTGTAGAATTTACTCTTAGAGAAGACAGCATTACAGGTTCTGGTTTTACTGCATCAGAAGTTATATCTGGAGTATCTACCTCTAAAGATACTACTATGCAATTCACTATTCAAAATATTGTACTAAATGTAACAACTGATAATTTTGGTGGTATTCTTTACAGTCCAGGCGATTCAATAACTTTAGACCCATCTATTGGAAATGGTAAGGCTGAAGCAAAAGTTAGTCAAACAACAACAGGATCGATAAGTGATATCGTTATTGATGTTACTGGACAACAATATAATGTTGGTGATGGAATAAAATTTACAAATAATACTAGTGATACTAGTGTTAATTCTGCTAGAGCTTTTGTTTCTGTCACGGGTGGTAGACTTTCGACTGAAGATGCAACAAGTGAAGTACCAGAAGTTATTGTACAAGAGAGTGGAACTGTTACATCTCTTGTATCAGATAAAATTTTATTAAATGGAACATCACTGCCATCAAGTATTACCGGCGAACCATATTCAGTTCTTGGAACAGATAGACGATATAGTAATACAGAAAGTTATTATTATCCTTTATATCTTACAGAACAAAGAGCAGGGGCAAAAAACCTTGATACTGGTAAAGCAGAATTTTTTGTCTTTGAACAATATCCAGACACAGTATTTTGGGCTCCATCTAATCTTGTACAAAAATCTCAAGATACTTATTCAGATACTTTATATAATTTATTTTTTACAGATACATTAAGTTTAGATGATGGATATTCACTACGATTAGAATCTGGTAATCCAGCAACTGGCATGGATAATGAAACAGATAGTAATACTGAATCAGAACTTGGCGATTTAATTATTTCTAATGAGGTATCACTTACTAAAGATGCTTATAGCACAGATACAGATGGTGTAATTTTAGAAACAGAAACTTTAGGTAGTAATGAAGCTGGTGAAATTAATAGGATTTATTTGATTGATGGTGGGTCTGGTTATACTAAGTTACCAACTGCAACAATTTCAACAGTAAATGGTCAAGACGCTGAACTAGTTCTATTAACAAAAGACATTGGTGCTATTTCTGAAATTGAAGTTACTGATTCTGGATTTAAATATGCAACAGAGCCAGGCGTTGTGGCAAATACTAATCTAATTCTTAAAGATGTTGTTGGTTCTTTTGGAGTTGGAAACACATTACAAACACACACAGGTTCAGTTGTATCATATGATTCTGTTTCTAAAACACTAACAGTTGATTCTACTCCTACTAATAGATTGACAGGAGAAACTGCTTCAACAAGTAATGATGGTATAACATTAGAAGACAATGATATTGTTGAACTTGGCAGACCTGATCATGGTCCTGTCAACCAATTATATAAAGTCAATGATGAATTTGGTTCTGGATTTCTGATAGATGGAATTTCTGAAGAAGGTAATGGAATTGAACTTGAAAGTTTCGAAGTTGGAGAGATACTTACTGAGGCACTTGAAGTTGATGTATATCAAATCAGTATGGAAATTGATGACATGGATGCTCCTATTGATGAGGGCATCGAATTGGAATCAGGAGTGTTTGTGTCAACAGATACATCTGGTAAATTTTTATTAAACAGTCATCGTCTGAAAGCTTTCAACAGATCAGAACGTTTTGAAGATCATGTAAAACTTGAAGATGAATCGGCTGGCACTAATATCTTTGGCGAACAGGAACAAGGTAGTCTTTTATATGATTTTAGTGTTGATGACGTTAATGATAATATTTCGCTAGAAGTAGCTACGTCTGGCGGTACAGACCTTAACAACTACAATGTCATGTTAGAAACTTCTACTGAAAATGAGGGTGATAAATTAGAATTGGATGGTTCTATACTTTCATTTGAGGATAAGATCGAATACCAATTAGATACAAGTATTGTATTTGGTAATAATACTGATTCTATTCTACTAGAAAATTCTGTTCGTGACGGTGATGGTTCTCCAAGTTATCTTGTTAATGAGGATCAAGGAAATGCTATAGTTCTTAATACTACGGGCGGCGTAGATAATTTAGATAATGCTGGTGATAAATTATTACAAAGTGTATTTGATGTCTCAGAGTTTTCTGCACACGGGCAATCAATCAAACATAGTAACACTCCTTCTGGAAGATTACTTGGTGAGTCTTTGGAAACTTTTGTTACTGAATATTCTCCTATTAAAGATTCAGATGTAAGTGTTCTCGACAAAGGAAGATTATTATATAACCTTGTAATTTCTTCTGGTGATGAAGAATACGCATATGGAAATATTATTGATGAAGGTGGAGATAAATTATTAAACGAACACTCAGGTCAAAATTTACTCCTTGATTCAACTGATGGATCAGGTACAAACGCCGGTTCTCAACTCTTAATGGAAGATGATTCTGGTACAGATCAAATAATTTTAAATCAAACAGCATCAGATGGATCAAATTCTGGTGCCGAAATTGTTATGGAAGATGCTTATGATGTTGTTGGAGATGACATATTAGATTCTAGTGGAGCTTCTGCAAAAATTATTGCACAAGGAACTGCTCAGGGTGTAGCGTCAATTGGTACAACTGTAAATAAACCAGGCGGATATATTAATACCGATAGTGTTATTAGTGAAGATATTATTCGTATACAAGATTCGTATTTCTACCAACAGTTTTCATATGAAGTTAAAGTTGGTGCTGTTCTATCTGATTACATTAACGAACTTAAAGCTTCAGTTCATCCAGCAGGTTTCATACCGTTTGGTAAAATTTCTCTAGCAACACAAATATCTGCTGCAATTGGAACAACAGCTGTTGGTGTTATAGATTACACAGGTGATGATACATTCACACCAGAACTTGCATCTTTGTTTGGTGTTGTGTTTGGTGAAACACTTCAGATGACCACAGCAGTTCGAGAAGGAGTTCTTGATCCTACTGGTGGAAGCAGTATATTTGACACGATCATTCAAGAAAATGGTGTTGCAATAGGTGACAATCTTCTTGAGGAAACTGATGGTGACAATCTGCAATTTGAAAGTGGATTAGATATTGCTATTGAAAACTCACAGAGCTCTGGTGATGGTTCAATACTTTTGGATGCTGGTGCTGGGTCTGGTCGATTACTTGCAGAAACAGCACTTGGTGAAAATGGAATTGCAAAAAGATCACTATCCCATGTAAGCACTATTAAAGTTAGACCAGAAATTGTCGTTCCAAAAACTGGTTACGGAGCTCCTCTTGCCTCTGGTATTCTACCTGGCTCTATTTTCTTTACTCCTCCTTCAATTCAGCTTGAAGATGGTTTACGAGGAAAGCTTCCTGTTATTATGGAAGATAATTTAGTCTTGGATGGAACAGATAAAGAAAGTGCTAATGCTGGTTTTCATATTTCTTATGAAACAAATTTAAACGAACAATCTGGTATTCAAATTGGAGACATTTCTAATCTTTCAATTGCTGATTTGGTTGAAATTGATACCATTGGATTTACTGAACCTGCTGGTACATTAAAGACTAATGAAGGTGGTATAGTATTTGAACAGAGTTCTGCTGCTGATGAATTTGTATTAGAAACATATCTACAGTTCATCACAGAAGACGGAGACTTCTTTGATTTAGAAACTGAAACTGACACAGGATATTTAATCGGTTCAGGCACAGGATATGCAGCGCACAATATTAATATTGTATTAGATGGTCAACTTAATAGAGGTGAAAAGTTACTTACTGAAGGAAGTAAAATTGAGTTTGAAGATAATACTAATAAGGGTAGCATTCCAGAAGGCAATTTTGGTAATAGTAATATAACACAGTTTACAAGAGAAGCTAGAATTGGTTCTGATACATCCATAAACAGGTTATCATTACAAGATGAATATGAAATAGGATTAAATTTTGCATTAGAAAATGAAGTTGGTAACATTATCCTTGATGGTACAACAGCTGTTCTTGATATTGAAGATAATATTATCCTTGATGGAACTGATTCTGGAAAATCTAATGCAGGGGATGGACTGGTACTAGATACTGCTGCTGATGAGAATGATAATTTATTACTTGATAGTTCAGGCGGCCGTGATCTTGGTGATAAACTAGTTATGTTTGATACTGTTCGTAATCAAGTTGCAGATAATGAGGGTGGATTCTTCTTATTAGATGGAACTGATAGTTCTAGTACAAATGCTGGAGATGAATTGTTACTGGAAATAAAAAATGATGGTACAGGAACTCTTCAATTCTTAAAACAAAATACAATAAATATTGCAAATGGACTTCCATCTGAGAGTGGTGGACTTAATTTGCCGGTTTTAGAATCAGACACAGGAGATGGAAGTGCTGTAATAACTACGCTTGACAGCACTGTTGGAACTTTTGATTCAACACAAACAACGTTTGATGCTGCATAAATCGTTATAAATAACATAAGAAAGAGGAAACGTTAAATGGCATATCAATCATTAGGGGTCGGAACTAACGCCAACGATGGTAGTGGTGATACATTACGATCTGGTGGTGCGAAGGTTAATGACAACTTTGTCGAGATTTATACAAAGATCGGCAATGGGTCTAGTCTTTGTACTGGGCTCAGTGCTTCTGCATCTGTGATCTCTTTGGTTGCTCCTAATATAAGTGGAGTTGTTGCAGGAACACAAACCTCTGCTACTATCACGACTCTTGCGACTACAACTGTAAATGGTA